AATTCTCGAGATTAGATCATCATGACTTTCGAAGATGGTGTCAACACCGAGTTCCTCATCGATATGATTATGATAGAAATTTGCGCAACCAGTGGATTTCTGGTTGCGTGAGTCGATTGAATCGTCAACAACGTGAACTTGAACGTGAAGCATATGAGGATGGATATTATGGACCTGCCAATTAATGATTATGAATTGAGTGTGATCATCGAAGCACTACAGCGAGATGGTCGTTGGGAATTGCGTGATCGTCTCGCTCTTGTCGAGCAATTGATCAAAGAAGGCAAACCATACAAGAAGATTCTCCGCGAAGAGTATAATCTCGTCGCCTAATAGCCTCTATCAATCATTTCTATTGAATTAAATTATCGCAAAAAGATGCGACAGAGGCATCTTTTGTCATATATAATTACTCGTATAGGTTTCGTATAGGTTTTCATTATACAGGAGTTTGAACATGAAGACAGTTGGAGATAAGGTAAAGAATTTCGCAGTTACTGGTGTCAAGCCTGGTGCTCTCACTCCAGATAATGCTTTTGAAACTATTACAGATCTTTCTTTTGAAGGCAAATGGAAGGTCGTTGTGTTTTATCCAAAGGACTTCACCTTTGTTTGCCCAACAGAAATTGTTGCCTATGATAAGTTGAACAAAGATTTCGCTGACCGCGATGCGGTTCTTTTGATCGGTTCAACAGACAACGAATTCTGTAAGTTGGCATGGAAAAATGCTCACGAAGATCTCAAGAAAACCACTTGCTGGTTCTTTGCTGACACAGCACGCGATCTTGAAGATGTATGGGATGAAGATACAAACAGCCTCGTTCAGCAACTCGGTGTGTTCTACAAGCCAGCAGGTGCTGCTCTTCGCGCAACGTTTATCGTTGATCCAGATGGAATCATTCAGCATGTCACTGTGAATAATCTAAACGTCGGACGCAATCCTGAGGAAACACTTCGTATCCTCGATGCATTGCAGACGGGTGAACTTTGCCAGTGCAATCGTCAGGTTGGTGAAGCAACTCTCTCAAAATAAAGGAAAGAAACTTAAATGAAAAAACTAATCATTGGATTGATGATGTTATCTGCGCCAGCGATGGCTCAAGATCGTGTGGCTCAGTATGACTTTGACAAGGACGGCAAAGTTTCATTTGAAGATGTAAATCGTTACTGCACAGTAACGAGTGGTTTGTTTGAAAGAGCAGACAAAAATCAAGATGGCTTTTTGAGCAACTCAGAAATGCGTCAAGCAAAAGCCTATTTGTTCTCACGCTGCGCAGAAGTACCAAAGGACGCTTAATATGAATTGGGTCAATGTAGTTAAAGAAGGTTTACCAGAATATGCAAAAGATACAAGATTGAATCTTGATGCAGTTCTGCTTCGCAGTTCACTTGACCCTTTGGTTGCGCAAGGATGCGCACTTGCAGCGGCATTCGCTGCAGGAAATTCTCGATTAGCAACAGCAATCGACGCAGAGTTTGAGGATCGTAAGGAAGCCGACGCTGCGTTGACTGCTGCCTCTATTATGGCACAGAATAATGTTTGGTATCCATACATTGAAATGGTAGAAGATCCTGCATTGAAGGGACTTCCTGCATTACTTCGTATGAACGGAATCATCAATCATGGTGGCACTTCAAAGGTCAATTTTGAAGCATACTCTCTCGCTGCCTCAATCGTAGGCAAATGCCAATTCTGTGTCAAGGCTCACTATGATACTCTCAAGAAAGAGGGTATGACAGTTGAGCAACTCCGCGACATTGGTCGAATTGCTGCTGTTGTCAATTCAGTCGCAAAAGTTCTTGCTGGCTAAATAATACTACCTTTTTCTATTATTGGGAGTATAATATGTCTGAAGTGAAACAATATCCATGCGCATGCGGACGCAGTCCGACTGGCTATTGCATTGGTTTGCATGCAATGACATCTGAGCAATACAAGAAGTATCTTGAAGAGCAACAGAAATCATTGAATGAACAGACAAAGCCACAGTTTCTAGTTGATTAATGGTTGTAAACTGACAATTAAAGGTGTTCTGGACTCGGGTTCGACCCCCGACATCTCCACCAAATGCCCATCACCTCTGCAGCAATGTACGTGGTGGCTATCTTATGGGGATGAATTTGGCTTCGACAGGGCAAGTAATAACCTGACAGCAACCAGTGAGGCGACTGACTTAATCAGCGCAAACAAAGTAAACGCAAACGACGATTACTTCGAAATGGCTCTCGCTGCTTAATTGCAGTATGAGATTACCAGAGTTGACCGCTTGGTAACAGAAAGGTCTGGGTTGGTGGTGCGAACCACCAACCTTTTCTTTCCACTGCAATAATGGAGGCAACTAACATGAATGCAGTAGATATATTACATAATGTTGAAAAATATTTTGATCGCAATCACAATTTGTTCTGTATGTGGGGTGGATTATTCTCCCTAATATTTTTCGGAATCTTTATCCCATACAGAATGTTGGCAATACAAGAAGCAAATCTTAATGCTCAATTGTCAGCATACCAAACTCAAAATTCATATCTTGCCACTCAGGTCAATGATATGTCTCATGAAATGAAATTTTTGAAACTCAGTTATGACGAAAAGCAAAAAGTCATGCGAGAAGTCGATTGCCTTGCAAAGAACATTTACTTCGAGGCAAAGGGTGAACCACGCGCAGGTAAAATTGCCGTGGCTGAAGTCACAATGAATCGTGTAAAGAGCAAGCAATTCCCTCGTTCTGTTTGTGCAGTAGTTTATCAAAAGACCAAAGGCACTTGCCAATTCTCTTGGGTGTGTGAGGGAAAGAAAGTAATTCGCAATCGTGCAGCATGGAAAGAGTCTTTGCAAATTGCTGAGACTATATTGATTTTAGACAGGAAGTACGGTATAATTGGATCTGCAAAGTATTTTCACGCAGACTATGTTGATCCATCTTGGGCAGAGAAAAAGAAACTGATTCGCAAGATTGGCAATCATATATTTTATCATTGAGGCTTTATGAGAATTATTGAAGACGTTAAGTTGGACTATAAAGATGTCCTCATCACTCCGAAACGTTCTAACCTTTCTTCAAGAAGCGAAGTAAATCTAGAAAGAATATTCACTTTCAGAAGTGGCAACAGTTGGAAAGGCGTTCCAATTATTGCTGCAAACATGGATGGTATTGGCACTCTAGAGATGGATTTAGAGTTTGCCAAACATAATTGTATGGTTGCTTTGACCAAACATTATGGTGAGTCTGAATTAAACAGTCACTTTGCGCGAAGATTAGACAGTAGCATCTATTCTCTTGGCACTTCTGGCGAAGATTTAAAGAAATTCGATGAAGTGTATAATATCGTCGGAAATCGAAACATGAGAGTTTGTATTGATGTTGCGAATGGTTATACACAAGCCTTTGTAAATTTCGTTCGTCATTTTCGCGATCGTTATCCTTATGTTGTATTGATGGCAGGTAATGTTGTCACACCAGAAATGACAGAAGAACTAATTATCGGCGGTGTTGACATCGTGAAAGTTGGTATTGGTCCTGGCTCTGTTTGCACTACACGCAAAAAGACAGGCGTCGGCTACCCGCAGTTGAGTGCAGTGATTGAGTGTGCGGATGCTGCTCATGGTCTCAAGGGTCATATCATAGCGGATGGAGGGTGTTCCGTTCCTGGGGACGTTGTGAAAGCATTTGCTGCGGGAGCCGATTTCGTGATGCTTGGTGGAATGTTGGCAGGTCATAAGGAAGGCGGAGCGAGTGCACTGGGCGGAAATAAATTCTACGGAATGAGTTCTGATACTGCAATGGATCTGCATAATGGTGGTGTTGCCAATTACAGAGCATCTGAAGGCAAGACTGTAGAGATTCCATATCGCGGTGAGGTAAAACGAACTATGCAAGATATTTTGGGTGGATTACGTTCGGCATGTACTTATGTGGGAGCAAGTGAATTGAAAGAGTTGAGTAAGCGCACAACGTTTGTTCGTGTGACTCAGCAGTTGAACAATTCCTTGAGTGAATATGAGATCTAATATGGCAAGTCGCGAAGAAAAAAATAACTTTTCTATGATGATCATGAATTTGGCGATTCAAGAAAAGATTGATCACATGGATGCAATCACTTCATACTGCGAGCGTAACAATCTTGAGATTGAAGTTGCTGCAAGTTTGATCAATGATTCTCTAAAGAGTATCATTGAAGGTGAAGCAATGGAGTTGAGATTCTTGCCGCGAGGAAGTCGATTGCCTCTATGAATGGATACGATTTGTATTGCATCTATCAAGCCATCAAGTTGCATTTCACTTCAGAGAGTTATAACTTCTTTCAATACGATGGCAAAACTAGAGTATCAGTAGATGCATTTCAAAAACGTCGTGACAAATTTCTATTCCACCGTCTTGCGAGGAAGTATCGCGACGATGAGATGGTTCCATTTTTGGTTGCTAATTTTGTACACAGTGACGATAATTGGACCAAGTCTCTACTTGAGGAAGAAGCTGAATCTACCTACAGAGAATGGAAACGAAAGACGGATTCCATGAGCAAGATCTACGTTGAGGATCTTGAGAAGATTGCAAGCAAAGACAATTTCAACGAACTATTTAAAGTCGAAGATGGGCAGTTCCCTAAATTGCTAACTGCTTTTCTTCAGAATGATGTT